GTTTCTGCTCTTACTAATGGAGTAGCATTACATATTGATGCAAATGCTGATGCTACCTCTGAAGTACAAATTGATGCTGGTATATTAGACATTAATGTTAATGGTGCAAGCACAATGAACGCAGATAATATTACATTAACTTCTGCTAATGCATTCAAAATAACTGATGGAAGCGCTAGTATTGATCTTGATGGTAATGGTGTGATTGATATTGATGCAACTGGTGCTATTCAAATGAATTCTACTGGCGGAACTATCAGTATTGGTAATAATAATAATGCACAAAATATGAATATTGGTACTGGCGCAGCTGCTAGAACAATTACAATCGGTAATTCTACTGGTGCTACTAAATTAGACTTAGATGCAGGTACTGGAGGGATTGATATTGATGCAGCCGCTGCTGTTCAAATTAATTCTTCTGCTGGAACTATTAATATAGGTAATAATGCCGTTGAACAAGATATCAATATTGGAACTGGTAATTCAGCCAGAGGAATTAATATTGGACATGCAAATTCAACCGCTAACTATATTAAATCAGAATTAGTTGATATTGAAGCTGGTTCAAATGGTATTAAAATAGATGCTGCTGGAAATTCTAATTTAACTACTTCATCTGGAAGTTTAACAATTGATGGTGCAGGTGGTGTTAATATAGGTGTTAATGCAACTTCTGCGGTTGATTTCGAAGCTACTACACTTGATATTGATGCTACTGGTGCTCTTACAATTGATACAACTAATACAACAGATGGTATTAAAATCGCAACTGCAACAAGTGGTGTTCCAGTAACAATTGGTCATACAACATCTGAAGTAACTGTTAGTGATAATTTAACTGTAACTGGTGATTTAGCCGTAAACGGTGATACAACTACATTCACATCTGCTAATAGTAACGACCCATTAATTATTATAAAAGATACTAAAAATGATGCAAATGGTGCTCGTTTACAATTTATTAAAGATAGAGGAACCAATAGCGCTGACGGTGACTTAAATGGTGTTATAGAATTTTACGGTGATGATAGTGCAGGTAATCAACATCAATTTGGTGAAATCAAATCTCAATCAAAAACAGTTACAACTGGAGATGAAGGTGGTAGTATGACTTTTTCAGTTGCTTCACATGATGGAACTAAAACATCTGGTTTAGTAATTGAAGACGGTAATGCTGCTGGAGAATTAGATGTAACAATTGCTGCAGGAACCAGTTCTCTTACAAATGTTGCAGGTAATTTAAGAGTTACTGGTAATACCGCCAGCTTTGGTAATGGTGCTACTATCGAAAATACTACTAATACGTTAACAATTACTGAACAAGATGTCGTATTGAGTGGTGATTTAACTATTAATGGTAATGATATTACTTTTGGTAATGGTGAAACTATATCTAATGAAACTGATGGAACAGTTGCTATCACTGCTACAACTACTTCGTTAACTGGTAATTTATTAGTTAGTGGTAATACCGCCAGCTTTGGTAATGGTGCGAGTATTGTAAATACCGATACTGGTACTTTAACTGTAACTGAAGCAACAACTGCATTTGTAGGTGATGTGTCTATGAATAATAATTTGTATATTGCAGACAATATTGTTACAACAGGTGATTTATCTATGAATTCTTTAAGTAAGAAAATAAGAATGAAAAAACATATTGATACGTCTGTAAGTGATACATATGGACATAAAGTAACTGAAGGAAAAATAGTAACTATAACAGGAAGTAATCGTTTTCAAATGAAATTTTGGAGGTCAGGAACACTTTCTGCAGGTAGTCATTCAGATATAGTGCGTATTAATAATAGTTATATAGAATCGGGAGACATAATATACGCTCATGTAACAGGTGAACAAGGTTATGATGAAAATCCTAATACTCAAATGGATACTATTGATGTTACTGTAATGAATGTAACAAATGGACAATTCTCTATAGTATTTACCCCATTATATCAATCTTGGAGCGGTAATAATGCTTGTATAGTAGATTTTATCGTTTTTGGTTAATTACCATAAAAAATATAAAAAATTGAATAAAAAATTACATAGTTTATAAATAATAAACCTTATTTATAAAATGGATACCTCATCACCACCACATAAAGTACATAGTCATCGCGTCTTGGTATTTGACGTTGAAACCAATGGTTTGCTCCCCAAGTATGGCGCAAATGATCTAAAAAATTACCCCTATATTTTACAATTAAGTTATATTATTTACGATGTAGGTAACGACAAAATCCTTCAAGAATTTGATTCTTACGTTAATGTTGATGATAGTATTCCTATTAGCAACAAAATCACTGAATTAACAGGAATTACTCGCGAATCATGTAAAAATGGATTAAGTATGGTGGAAATTCTCAAAAAATTTCAAGAAGCCTATGCTTTCTGTAACGGCGGATTAGTTGCTCATAATATTGATTTTGATTCAAAAATGATTGGTATTGAAATTGAAAGACATCGTCCAATTCTCGAAATTCATTGCCCACAAGTATTTTCCGTATTTAATCCTTTTTATGAAAAAATTCACAATATTGATCGCTATTGCACAATGAAAAACGGTACCAATCGTTGCAATATTATGATACCTTCCAAAATTGCAGGTAAACCACCTATGCTCAAATGGCCAAAGTTGATCGAACTCCACAATAATCTCTTTGATAATGAAACAATTAATGGATTGCATAATTCATTAATTGACGTAAAAGTTTGCTTGCGCTGCTACTTAAAAATGCTTTATAATATAGACAAAAAATCTTTTATTTAAAATAATAATTAAAATATTAAATTATGCAGAACACATCTCACATATTTCATCTTGTTCTTCATTTTTTTTATTCTTTTTTTCAGGTTCAATCGTAAACTGTTGAGCATGATGTCTGGCTCTTCTACGTAAATAATAAATACCCGTTTTCAAACCTTTATTCCATGAATAAAAATGCATTGATGTTAATGAATTATAATTAGGGTCTTCTAGCCATAAATTCAAACTTTGACTTTGACAAATATAAGCTCCACGATCAGCAGCCATATCAATCAAGTTACGCATTGGAATTTCCCAAACTGTCTTATATTTATTACGTATTTCTTCTGGAATAGTTTCTATTTGTTGAATACTACCATTATTCGCAACAATACTATTCTTTATTTTTTCATTCCAAATATTCAAATCTATCAATTCCTTCATCAAATATTTATTCGCAACCACAAATTCTCCTGCAATTGTACGACGACTATAAATATTACTGGTAATCGGTTCAATACACTCATTATAACCTAATATTTGCGATGTACTAGCAGTAGGCATGGGAGCTACTAATAAAGAATTACGAACACCATATTTCTTGATATTTTGTTTTAATTCAGACCAATTATAACGCTCACTTGGACTAACATTCCACATATCAAATTGAAGAATTCCTTTAGATACTGGCGAACCTGAAAATGTAGAGTATGCACCTCGATAATGTTTACTCAATAAAGGTTCCTCGAATTCATTTATCATTGATTTTAATTCAAGGTCTTCTTCTATCGATATAACATCTGAAAAATTATCATATTCATTTAAACGTGCTAGTTTATCAGAACGCTCTCTTGCTATTTCATAACTTTGTTCTAATGATGCATGATAAATAGTTTCAAAAATTAATTTATTTATTTCTTTAGCTTCATCGCTAATAAAAGAGACATTCATCATGAAAAAAACATCCGCCAAACCTTGAACACCAATACCTATTGGACGATGACGCATGTTGCTTCGTTTTGTTTTATCAGTCGGATAAAAATTAATATCAATAACCGCATTCAAATTATTGGTTACGACTTTGGTCACTTCATGCAACTTTTCATAATCAAAAACAGCATTACCAGACGCATCTTGTTTTACAAAAGCGGGTAGTGCAATACTGGCCAAATTACAAACTGCGGATTCATTCTCATCAGAATATTCTACAATTTCTGTACACAAATTACTGGATTTAATTGTTCCGAGATTTTGTTGATTTGATTTATTATTACACGCATCTTTATATAACAAATAAGGCGTTCCAGTTTCCATTTGTGCGTCCAGTATTTGAAACCATAATGCACGAGCTTTGACTGATGTTCTACCTTTGTTCTTCTCTTCATATTTTGTATACAATTCTTTAAATTTATCACCATATACATCCGACAAACCGGGACATTCATCAGGACACATTAAGGTCCACATTTCATCATTTTTTACTCTTTCCATAAACAAATCAGGGATCCATAATGCATAAAAGAGGTCACGTGCTTTCAATTCTTCGTCACCATGATTTTTACGCATTTGTAAAAACATTTCAATATCAGCATGCCATGGTTCCATATAAATAGCAAAACTTCCATTACGCTTTCCACCTCCATTATGAATAATACCATTATGTACCATATAATCGTGAACTTCATTCATTTGTAAATCGTATAATGTACCTGAATATTCATCTGTTTCTATTTTTTTGATTCGCGTTCCCAATAAATTTTCATGAATAAAAAATTTCTCAAAACTATTATTTTCCCTTTCAATTTCTAACAAATCACATATTTCACTTGTTTTTGGTATACGTAAACAATAGCCTATCTTTTTATTTGTAATCATACCTTTCTTCGTATTGTGGGTTTCCCCTATACGGTCGCGAATATATCCACTGGTCAATATTTTCATTCTTAATAACATGTATTTCATACTTTCGATCAAATTTCTAGAAGTAGAATCAAATACGATTTCTTTATGAATACATCCATCTGTAACGATTAAACCTTTTACAATCATTTGTATTTTGTTCAAAGGTAAATTTAACCATGAATGATGAATATGTTTTTCACCATTTTGGTCATATATATCTGTATAACGAAATGGTAATGCAGTATTTTTATTCCATCGTATACGAGTATTATTATCATCAACATCAACCGCGTAATGTATACATTTGGTTGTAAAATATGTCTTACAAAATTCCAATATATGATTTTTGTTTGTGCTATGTAGAGATATATATCCAGTTTCTATATTATTTTTCATACATCCGTCACCCAACAAAATACCATACATATAACAATCTTCTTCGTTTATATGAGATATATCTTTTTCATAACTTGGTACGTGATACAACATTATATCATCATTTTGTAAATCTTTCACATCTTTCCATTCTGGTTCAATAATTTTTTTTTTAATACGATTGGTTATAACAGAATAATTAATTCCTCGTTTTTGATTATTTAATACATATACTGGGTGCTCTCCAGTAATTTTTAGTGGTTCGACCGAATGCATAGTATAAATATGATAAATTTCTCCTTGATATGAATGTTCTAACACATCTTTTATCACCTCTTTCTCTCCAATACTATTGTAGATTTCGGTTTCTCCGGCATAAACATTTTCAATCAACATAGGACCTTTTGTTGTATATATATATGTATTTGGGGTAATACATTGGTCAACGTATTTTGCAGTATTATTAAAAACTCGTAACATAGGAACTATACCGTTTGATGTTCCATTTGTTCCACGAATATGACTACCTGATGCACGAACATTATGAATATGTAAACCAATACCACCTGCCCATTTCGAAATCAATGCACAATCACGCAATGTGCTATAAATACCATCAATACTATCATTTTCCATTGAAATCAAGTAACAAGAAGACAATTGTGGATGATTAGTACCAGCATTAAAAAGTGTTGGTGTAGCATGAGTAAAATATTTTTGAGACATATAATGATATGTTTCTATAACCTTTTCCATATTATTTTTATGAATACCCAAACTTACACGTAACCACATATGTTGTGGACGTTCCAATATAACATTATCTTTTCTCATTAAATAAGCACGCTCTAGTGTCTTAAACCCAAAGTAATCAATCAAATAATCGCGTTCATAATCACACAAATCATTCAATTGGTCCTGGTTTTCTAAAACAAAATCATAAATATCTTTGGTAATAATAGGTGCATGTTTATTATGTTTATCATTATTTTTATATAATTTGGTAATTACTTTGGAAAATTTATCATCTGTATTTTTATGATGATTAGAAACAATAATACGACCAGCTAAGACATTATAATCTGGGTGAATAGAAGCCATAGATGCACATTGTTCTGCAGACAATTCATCGATTTGTTTTGTAGTAATTTCGGTATACAATTGGTCAATTACTTTCATAGCCAAACTTGTATAATTAATTTTAATATTCACCTCTTGTCCTATCTTTTTAATACGTTTTAAAATTTTATCAAAAGACACAATCTCCAACTTTCCGTTACGTTTCTTTACATACATCTCATCTTCCATTTTATAATAATATAATACTATTATAAAAAAATCTATATATTGTTTTTTATTTATATTTCATTTTCGTCTAATTTTATCAAACATTTACTTTCTTTTACTGGGCTTGGTGTTTCATCAATTGAATTTGAACGTTTTTTAGCTGCTCTATGTGCATATCCTTCTATACGTTCTTTTTCAATAATATCCCACACTTCTTTGATTTTTGGTTGTGCATGTTTAAACCATAATCGATTACGATGAATAACTACACACGATATTTCATCTAACTTCCAAAATATTGTTTTAAACAATACATTCCCTTCCATATTCATGGTTTCTTTATTTGTACTGATCCATTCATCTATTTTTTCTTTTTGTAATGAAATATTCAAAGGCATATATATGTAAATAGGAATATTATATGTTTCTGCTGTATCTGGTGATATTTCTTGTGAAACATCTATATACTTGGTAAAATACAAAATAATTCCCTTATATTCTGAAGTTGTATCTTGATAAAATTCTTCTTCTGTTTCAAATTCTTTAAAACGAGTTTCTACAAAATCGCATTTATCTAAATTGCATGTTTCCATTTGAATTTGGGTTTGAACCCAATATTCTAATTTGGGAATACCGGTAATTTCACGGTTAAATATGTTTTTAATTTCTAACATACGCCCATAACGAACACTATTTTTATCTACATTAATACCATCTGGTGATGCACCTATATAAGGATACTTTTCATGTTGTATACAACCATAATCATTTACTTTTGTTTGATATATTTCCTCATAAAGAGATACTGTAACTGGTTCATATTTAACACCCCAATGCATTGGACTATTTGAACTATAGTTATGAAATACATATTCTAATGGTTTGCATTTTTCATAAATTAAACTATTTATTTGAGCTTGACTACCAAATACTTTCCATAAATTGCTCGCACTAATTAAATTATAACGAAATTCATACCATTCTTTTGTTTTTTGTGCTGGTTGAGGTACATTAGCTAATTTTGTTAAAGTTTGTTCTAATTCTTCAATTTCATTTGAGCTATGTTCTTCCATATCATCCAATGTAATTGAATTTGAACGTTGAGGTATTTTATTATATCTTAAATACATATCAATCTGGATTTCAACTAAACTACATACTTCAGTATAGCATTGAGTATCTGGATAATTATCAACTGGTTCTTTACCTTGTAATAAATCCAAATAAATTAATTCTGCTATATGAGAAATCATATGTTTTTGAAAATCAGGATTGCTTAATTCTAATAAATTTGAATCTAAATATTCATCTATTAAATGATTAATAGTAATTGATATTTCTGCTATTTCATCCTCAGATAATTGCTCTAATCCATCTTCTACTTCCTCCTCTTCTTCGTTGTCGTCATACTCCTCATCTTCTTTATTTTCTTCACATAAAGTCTCATATGTATCTTGAATATTATCTAATTTATATTCACCTTTAAAAATTTTATCTATATTACCTAAAATGGTTTCAATTGCTTTTAATTTAGCAAGGTCTTCCATATAGGTATTGTCGGTTTGAGTTCCTCTATCTATATAACTAGTCATATTTTATTTATATATTTAATTAACTTTAATTCTATTATCAATTTTTTATATTTATTAGTTTGGTTACTAATCTTTTATCTATACCATTAACGTGAACAAATACCGGTTCCTTATTTTTATAATATACACGATTATTATCATATACTAACGTTTCTTCGTTAATACCATGAGTATTTAAAAATATCCTATTTTCATAATCCAATTTTATTTTATCTGGTTTTTCTAAAAATTGATATGTCCAGAATAATTGGTCATCGTGTTTATCATTATATTCATACCCTCGCATACATTCACGCAACTCCTTTATACGTCCTATAAATAACCCACTATTTAAATATGAAAATTCATGGTGACGTTCTTTATAATGAGTTACTAGATCTGGTTTTGGATTACATTCAGTTTCACATCCAAATAAAATAGGTGTATTCAGTTCTTGATATCTTGTTAAAATTTCATCAAAACTTCCGTAATATACTACATCATATGCATCTGTAAACAGAATGATATCATTATCCTGTAAATTATCGTTTTGTAAATATTGATAAACTTCTTTTAATTTTACTCCAAAATTACCTGTTGCATTCCAACCTATATAACGATTTTCTTCTAACCCTAATATTGTTATATTTTCTCCATTTTGTTCAACCTTTTGTTTTATATTATCTAAAACTACATGCGGTTTTGTTGCGATTGTTATATAATGTAACATTTATATAACAATATTGTATTTTTTATCTCATTTTTTATCAATAATAACTTCTTTTAATATATTTTTCATTATTTTCTTTTCTGATTTATCTTTTTCATCTTCGCCCCCTAATGCTGTTATCGACAATTCCATAAATTCATTTGATTTCTTTGAATCTAAATTTCTATGTTCTGGATTCTCTGCTTGCCATTTTGGAAGCATTTGTAAATTCTTGTTCTCAATATTTCGAATAGTTTTCTTGATTTTTTGTTTATCATTTTCATCTTTTTCCCACTTATCTTGGTCTTTTATGTAAACTGTTTCTCGTTTTATATCTGTACAATGTATTGGTCGTTCTGTTATATCCATGTCTTTTAATGCATTTACAAAAATACGAGACATACCATCTACATAACCTAATTTGCCTGTTTGAACCAAATCGTTCATGTTTACTTCAATTGAATTCATAAAATCTGTAATGTTAAGAGCATCTTTGCATTGTTCATTTAAAAATAACTGCAGATTAAATTGATTATTATTAGTAGTAGTATTATTATTTCCTATTTTTGGTATCATTTCATTGATTGTTTCTTGTTGTTGAACTACTGATTTTTGTAATTCTTGATTCTGTTTCATCAACTGAATAAACATATCTTTATAATCTATATTATTCTCTTCTTTTAATTCTAATTCTTGGCTTGGCATTTCTTTTTCTAAAGATTCATGAGTGCATTTTTGTTTATGTTTCCATAACCCAGAATGAAATTTATAAGATTTTTTACAATTGCTGCATGTATACATTAATACGTTTTTTGGGTTTTTTGGGGTTTTTTTGGTATTCTCATGTATTCTTTGATGTTTTGCAGTCAATAAATGTTTATCATAATCCTTTTTATTGCTGCTATTAAAGTTACATTTTTCACAATTGTATTTTGTTGGGGTTTTTAGGGTTTTATTTTGTATTCTAATTGTATCCATTATATATATAAATGGATACATAAAAAAACCCCTAAATACTTTTTCTAACAAAATAATAAAAAAAAGTTCAGTAACAAATCAAAATTATTTTTTGTGGTTTTAAAGCGTTTTCAGGCAAAACCCAAAAAACGTGTTTTTTGAAAATAAAAACTATCTTCCATATTTTAAAAATGGACAAAAATAAATGTCCATTTTAAAAAAAACTACTGACTTTTTTTTCTGAAAAAACATGCATTTTAAAAATTATGAATTTGTTACTTATAATAGTATTTTTATTTATTTTTACGGCGTTCACGCAGTTGGAGTAATCGCTGTCTCGTTAGTTTACGTTTCTCGTCATTTACTTTATTTTTTTCTATTTCGATTTTATATAATTCTCTACAAGAATCACATAACATGCAATTTTGCGAACATTGTATATTTAATTCAGTTATATCAGAGTTATATTTGGAAATAATTTCATCAGCATTAATTTTAAAACATGGTCCAGAACGATTAAATAGACGGGAAAATAATACAGCAGATTCAATAGCACTATTGTACGTTTTATCTGAATAACATTCCAATGTGTATATCATTTGTTTTGTGGTATTATCAATAATAGCAATATCACTAATATTATCGTAATCATTGTAAGTAAATTTATGGTCTAATACAATAGAAATATTTTCATTAGATACTACAGTAGTAATCATATTTTTTTTACAAGTATCGTTATAATTACGTGTATAGGAACAATTTTGTGTAATTTGAATAGGAATATTCTTTTTAAAACAGCTTTCAATAATTAATTTCGCATCACTAAGTAAATGTGTACAGGTAGGATTATTATAATAAGTGCAAGTATTGTTTTCTGATTTATGTGCGAAATGATGAACTCGTATTTCACCTTGTCGTAAGATTACATCATGTTTACAATATGGACATGCATATTTTTTTTTTTTATCAGCAAATGATGGATACTCATAAAGAGCAGTTTCTTTGTTAACAGCACCACAAGTAAAATGAGTATGCATGGTTATAGATTAATTATATTATATTTATCAATATATATTCAATTTTTTATATAGGTTCTCAATTGTATGAATAACAAAATGTTTAAAAATGAATAATAGTAGTTTCACCTAAATTTATAACTAAGGAACAAATACAAAATAAAAGGTTGAGAACATATACATGTTGAGTAAAATTAGTTAAAAATAAAATATATATAAATTATAATGTCGAATACCCCAAGTTTAATAATAGATGATGAAAATAATAAAAAATCATTAAAACGATTGCGACAATATTTTGAAATATGTAAGCAAAATATAAATTGTGAAAAAAAGAAAAAATTTGAAGTAAATGAAAAAATGTTGGAAACCGATTTAAATAAAAAGATATTATTAGAGTTAAAATATCATGAATTGAGTAGTACCATAGGTTGGATACAAATATCTATTATAGTAGCCTCAACTGGAATAACATTTATACAAACAGTGGATGGATTACATCCAATAGATAATTATATAGTATCAATTGTAATTATAAGTTTATCTACATATGTAGCATTAATTTTAGCAATATCACGTTTTTTTAAATTAGATGAGCAAAAGGAGTTAATTGTGAATTTATTATCAACATTTGCGATGTATATAAATAAATTAAAAGCGAGACAACAAATATTGATAGACCATCAATTTAATTATTATAGGCGAGATATAGATTATGAATATTCAGAATGGTCAAAATTAAAGGATTTATTTGAAAAGGATGGTTCAGCAGAATTAAAAATAAACATAGATAATCAAATAGATATGTTGTTAACAAAGAAGGATGTGTTAAAATACAAAGAGGAAATGTTACGTTTGCAATTACAAGAATTTATAATAGCAGAACAAAGTTCTATTTATAATAAAGTAGAACCATTGATGTTTAAAAATTTATTAAAATATAAATTTGAAGTGGGATGTTTAAATAATACTTGTTTTCGTTATTTCTTTATTAATAGTTTTCATACAAAAGCTCGTGAATTATATAGTAAACAAGAAATAGAAAAAATAATATTAGGAAGTACAATAGAACAAAAAAATAATGAATTAAATAAAATAGATAGTAGAATAAAAGAATTAATTAATGACCAACACAGATTAAAAAAATATAAAAAAATATCGATGAATGATGATACCCAGTTAAAAATAACTGAATTAATGAATTCTAAGAATGAAATACGTGATCAATTGAATGAAATAAAGAAAGATGATAAAAAGAAAGCAGTAGAATCATATAAAACAAATCAGACAGTTGAAACTATTAATCGTGATTTATTGAATAATATGAGAATAGAAACAGAATTAGGAATGCGTGATTATACTAGTTATAATAGTCGTGATATAACAAAGAAACACAATGCATTAAATAATTATAATTATGTGTATAATCATAGACCAAATAAAGACGATTATGATAAAATAAGAAATATAGAACAAGATATAGAGCGTAATTTATATTATCCAGATGAATTTTATGGAATAACTCATATAACACCTAATATATCAGATAATAAATTGGAAACATATAAAAATTATTATAATGGATCTAATAGTAGTTACAGTTATTCCAGTGATGAATCAGATAATGAAAATAATATAAAAATAAAAGAAAGACCTCGTCGTAGAAGTATACATCATACAGAAGTGGAAACGCCTACTATAATACCAGATAAATTAGGTTCTTTGAATGATTTAACGTTACAGGCGGTTTCAAGTATACCTAATACAAGTGATAGTACACATGAAGGTTTAGATATATCAGATGTAGATAATAATGAAATACCTGAAAGTCCCCAAAGTGAAGTATTACCCGCTCCCCCCCATGTGTCTTTATGGAATAAATTTAATATATTAGGATTTGTAAAAAATGAAAATGGTAGTATATTAGATAATAATTCAGAGAATTCAGAAGAATGCGATAAAACTGAACAAAATATAGAAGAAGTATAATATATGTTGAAAAGTATTAAAATACCAGATAGTGAAAAAAGAGTAATAACCGAGAAAAAAGAATGGAAAGAAATAAAGGACGATATTGATACCGAAAATCAATACGAATATATAGAAAAATTAGAAGAAATATCAAAACCAAAAAGAGACTTAATTAATAAAGAACTCAAAAAGAAAATAAGTAGTTATCGAACTCAAGATAAAACAAAGAAATTATATGATAAGGAAAAATTTGTAGATTTAGAAACCGTAATTAATTTATTAAAAACCAGTAAGATGTGTTGTTATTATTGTAAACATAATGTATTATTATTATACGAAAATTTACGTGAACCAAAACAATGGACATTAGAAAGATTAGACAATGGTTATGGTCATAACAAAGGTAATTTAGAAATAAGTTGTTTAAAATGTAATATAGATAGAAAGACTATGCATCATGAAAGATTTATGTTTACAAAAGAATTAAAAATAATAAAAACAGAATAATAAATATAAACATAACACTATATTTATTATTAATACAATGCAAAATATTTTTATAAAAGAGGACTATAATAAAGATGATGATAAAATAGATGAATTAGATATTCATAAATCAATATATGATAAATTAGATTGTTTTATTACAAGTGGGAAAGTTCCAAATTTAATTTTTTATGGTAAATCAGGCAGTGGAAAACGAACAATAGTAAATAATTTTATAAAAAAAATATACGGTGATGATAACAATAAAATACGCACAAATGTAATGTTTGTAAATTGTGCTCATGGAAAAGGAATTAAATTCATAAGGGAAGAATTAAAATTTTTCGCAAAGGCGAATATAAATGCGAGTAGTGGTATTCATTTTAAAACCATAGTATTATTAAATGCATCATATTTAACTATAGATGCTCAATCAGCATTGAGACGTTGTATAGAGTTATTTAGTTATAATACTCGTTTTTTTATGATAGTTGAGAATAAAGATAAAATATTAAATCCTATAGTATCTCGTTTTTGTGAAATATATATTCCCGATTATATAATTAGTGATAAGATAATGAATTTACATGCATATTCCAAAAATTTTCATTATAATTTGGATACGAAAAATAAATCAGATATATGGATACATAAAAAAATGAATGCAATTAAAACAAAAGATCATATTACTTTATCTCGTTTTGCTGAGGAAATTTATGAAGAAGGATATTCTTGTTTAGATGTAATAACGTGGTTAAAAAATAAATCGAAATTAGACGATAATGATATAGCACAAGCGTGTATTATATATGAAAAAATACGGTCAGAATATCGCTGTGAAAAATTATTGATTTTGTATATATTTGATTTTTTATATTTACGTTCAGAAAAGGACTTAAAATGTATAGCAACAATATAATATGGACGATTTTGTAATTTCAAATCTACATGAGTCAAGAAACGAATGGTGTACTCGTTTGGTATCAATATTAACACCTTTAGTAATTGGTGGATTACGTTCTATCTTCAATGAAGCGTGGAAATTATGCACAGCAAATGATGAAATGAATAAATATTTAATGACTTTTCAAAATTTATTGTCTCGTATTCCCAAATGGAATAATACAATTATAGAAGAAGAAAGAAGACGTATAATTGAACGAAGTGGTTGTAATTATTTAGAAGATTTAATAACTTGTGTACATATAATTCAATTAAAGGTATTAACATGTATTCGTGTTGGAAATAAACAAAAGAAGATAGATATTTCAACACCGAAATTAGACGACTTTATTCATAAAGTATATATTCACACTGCACGAAAGATATATAGTAATATTTATTTATTTGAAAAGAATATATCACCATTAATGGTTCAAAAACACAATCGTGAATTAGAAATGATTATTCAAGAGTGTATTTTAATAGCTATTCGCGAGAGTGTTCCTACAGAAGCTATTATCCGTGCTTATATGGACGAAAGTGTAGAACAAGAAGAAGAAGTAATTATTGAAAATATTGAAGATGATATGGAAGAAGAAGTAAGAAAAGAAGTGGAAGAAAAATTAGGAGGCAGTGAAATGCAAGATACTGAAAATACATCGAATAATATTGACGAAACAGACTCTTATGTGGTTCCTACAATATCAGATATTGATTCTGAACAGGTGGTTACAAAACTATCTTTCAATGATATTGATACAGTTTTAGACGAAGAAGATAGTGTGAATAAAATAGAAGCACCAAAGTCGATTGAACGTTTAGAACAAATAAGTAGTTCGAATGCGATACGTAAATTAGAAGAAGAAACAAGCAATGATTATGATGATGATTCAGATAATGAAAGAATACAAATCCATAATGATAATATCGATTTAACTGGTTTTGATGTATTAGATAGTTATAAAGCACCAGACAGTGATGATATCATATTAAATGACGTAGAAGTATTAGTTTAATATATTCGTAATAATATTCATAATATAATGTAATAAAAATTATATTATGGAAAAAACTTTAGCATTAGCTGGTTTAATAACCTTATTATTTTGCATCTGCAAATTATTAGAAATGAAGTATATTGATAAAGAATGGAAACCATTAAAGCATTTAGTTCGTGATTCACTAATTGTATTTATAACATCATTTTTGGGTGTATTTATATATCTTCGTGGACAAGGAACTGTTACCGATTTTATAAATGTAATAACTGAAAACAAATCATTAGATTTAAAAGGCACACAAGTATTTACTGGTGATCCAGAGTTCTAAGTATATTATTATTATATATTATTATTATATAAATGAACAAATCAAATAACCTTGTTTTAGGTAGTATTAAAAATATAACTCAAAAGAAAAAAGAATGCCCCAAAGGTAAAGAATATAATACGAAAACAAAACGTTGTGTTAATAAATGTAAAGAAGGGTATATGAGAAATACAGATTTTAATTGTGTAAAAAATAAAACGAAGAAAGAAAAAACAAAAATTTCCCCCAAAAAAACAAAAAAGAAAAAAATTGAAAAGAATTCTCCTAATAAAGTAAAAAGCAATAGTAAAGAGATGGTGAATACACGAAAGAGTAATAAAACGGATATTAAAACATTGGTAACCGGTTTTAAAACAGATGGTATGAGTTTCTTAGAAAAATTAAAAGAAAAAGATATAGAAAATATTATACGTCATTCAAATGCAGCATATTATAATACAAAAACACCATTACTTACTGATAATGAATTTGATATAATAAAAGAATATATGGAGAGAAAATACCCTGAAAATGAAATATTAGATAATATTGGAGCAGAAGTATTGAAAAATAAAGTAGAATTACCTTATGAAATGCCTTCAATGGATAAAATAAAGCCCGATTCTAATGCATTACAAAATTGGACTAAGAAATATAATGGTCCATATGTAATTTCAAGTAAATTGGATGGAGTAAGTGGATTATATACAACAGAAGGTGATAAACCAAAATTATATACTCGCGGTAATGGAAAAGTAGGACAAGATATATCTTATTTATTATCTGTATTAAAATTACCAAAAGATAAAGATATAGTAGTTAGAGGTGAGTTTATTATACCCAGAAAAGTATTTGAAGATAAATATATAAAAACATTCGCAAATGCTCGAAACTTAGTATCAGGAATTATAAATAGTAAAAAAATAGATGAAAAAACAAAAGACCTTGACTTTGTAGTTTATGAAGTAATAAAACCTGGTTTAATACCTAGTCGTCAAATGAAAAAAATAGAAGCATTAGGTTTTAAAATGGTATTACATCAAGAAGATAATGCATTAACAAATGAAAAATTATCAGATATATTAATTGATTGGAGAACTAATTATGAATATGAAATGGACGGAATTATTATAAGTGATGATAAAATATATAAACGTATAAGTGGAAATCCTGACCATGCATTTGCGTTTAAAATGGTTATATCCGACCAAGTAGCAGAAGCAAAAGTAGTCGATGTAATATGGCAAATTAGTAAAAATGGTTATTTAAAACCAAAAGTACAAATAGAGCCAGTTAGATTAGGAGGTGTTACAATTCAATATGCAACCGGTTTTAATGCAAAGTTTATAGAATCAAATAAAATAGGAATAGGTGCGATTATTCAAATAATTCGTAGTGGCGATGTAATACCATTTATTCAATCAGTCGTACAACCAGCAGAAAATGCAAAAATGCCTACAGAAGAATATCATTGGACAGATACAGGTGTAGATATAGTTTTAAATAATATTGACGATAATGATGATGTTAAAGAAAAAATAATAACAGCATTTTTCACAACTTTAAAAGTAGATGGTTTATCAAGTGGAAATGTGAAACGTTTTATGAAAGCAGGATATAAAAGTATATCTAGTATATTGAAAATGTCGAAACAAGATTTTGAAAAAATAGAGGGTTTTAAAAGTAAAATGATCGAAAAAGTGTATACTGGTATTCAAACCAAAGTAAAAGAAGCAAGTTTATTAGATATTATGGTTGCATCAAATTTATTAGGTCGTGGATTAGGTGAAAGAAAAATGAAACCAATTATGGAAGCACACCCTGATATATTAACAATCAGTGAATCTAATGATAAAAAAATAAAGATGTTACAAGAAGTAAATGGAATAGGAAGTGAAAATGCAAAAAGTTTTGTATCAAATATATCACTATTTATCGAGTTTTTAAAAGAAACTAATTTGGAATATAAATTAAATACAAATATTTTAAAGGAGGAAAAAATACAAACACGTAGTCGAACAAAAAGTAAAGAAAATGAAGAAAATAAAGAAAAACATATATTGCACGATAAACATATAGTGATGACTAAAATTCGTGATAAAGAAATAATAGAAAAATTAAAAGAAAATGGAGGATTTTTAGATGATAATGTGAATAAAAATACCTTTGCATTAATTGTGAAAGAATTAGATGATAGTTCCAATAAAATAAAAAAAGCAAGGGATTTGGGAATACGAATAATGGTCCCTAGCCAATTTAAAGAAGAATATTTTTGATTTTATTTAATGTAATTATATAATTCTATATTTTGATTCATAAATATAGGTTTCCAAGTAGTTATATAAGTTTTACTCGTATTATAAACCATAACATTTTCGTATAATGGTGTTGTATAAATTGGTAAATAATTATAATTAGGTTGCATGTATGGGAATGGATTGAAATTATATAAATGTACTGTAGTAATTAGTACTATTACTATACCAGTTACAATATATTCAATAAATTGTTTTATAACTCTATTCATATTAATTACTATTTTAATATTACGAAAATCATAATATTAAATTCATTTTTTTATAAATCAATTTGGATGGACACGATTAATTGGTTTAAATATACTACGAGCCATATTATATGTAATAAATACAAAGAAAGCAGTAGGAATAATTACTTCGGGCATAGTTGTTATTATTATAGTATAATTATTGTTATAATAATAATATAAGTTTCAATTTTTTATACATAACTGGGTATATTATCTAAATCAATTATATTATCAGTGACTGCTTCCTTCCATTCATATTGATTAAAAAAGTCATATTTTAATTGATTTACTGGTGTATGATTATGAACAGTTCGTGCGATCATTTTATATAATTTAAAGTTTGGATATCTTTCTTCTCCATTTTTTTTATATAATATGTTTTTGTTATTATCATCAGTACACCATCGCTCAACAGTTTTCTTTAATTCAGTAAAGGTTTCATCTTCAATATCATCAACAAAGTCATAAATAGAACAGCCCAGACGACATAAATCAAAACTATAATTTGGTTCTAACCTGGGTTTATTAGAATTAAAATAAGGTTCACAATTATATTGTGTGTTCGCATCACCATCTTTTGAAAAACTATCACTACAGAAAGTGAAATTATTATATTTGTATATACTTCTTCCAAAATCAATTATTTTAAAGATTTTGTTATATGTAGGAACACGATATAATGTATTTTTATATTTGTAAAATAAATATTCAATATCTGTATGAATATACATAATATTATTAGTATGCAAATCATTATGAGTAAATTGAAAGGTATTTTGAAAACAAAGTAAACACATAATTACTTGAAATAATGCAGAAGATGATTTATTATCATCAAGTAATTTTTGTTCAAATAAATCATCAATCGTTCCATTACATTTTTCAAGACATATAAATTGGACAGGATAATTATGTATATATGCATATGAATCACTTGAAGAACATAATGAATTTGAATTATTTGAATCATCACTATCTGTTTCCCATTCAGTATCATCATCATTATCATCATCATCATTGGAACTGTAATTTTCTTCACTATTATTGCAACTATCAGATGATGAATTGGATTTTAACGAATTTGTCGTAGATGATTTTTTTGAACTATTTTTATTGTAAACTAATAGTTCATTAATATCTTGAATACTTGATGTAGTTTGATTATTATTTAAATCAGGTAATGAGACACATGTGATATTGTGTTTATAATCATCCGTTAAATTTAATTTTTCTTTGTTTTTATATGTTCCTGTACAATATGACTCTTCATTATTTGAAATAGAAAAAAGTTTATTTATATTATTATTAAAAAAGGTTGAATCTTCGTAATAATCAATTTCATCAGAAATATCATATTTAAATACCTTTTGAATACCTAAATAGGAACCATAATAATCTAATCCATTGATAAAACCATGATAATTTAACAATTGACTGGTTAAATAATAAAAGAAGTTATCAACATACGAAAAATTATTTGTATCTAATAACTTTGGATCACTATCACATTGTAATGTAGGTAAATTTAAGATAGAAGAGTTGTTTTCATATTTACCTATTAAAAATTTCATAGGGTCAATAAGCGGTGAATTTTTTATAAAAATAGGTCGAGTTATAATTTCATTTGTATTCATATTTTTAATAGTATCTTTGTTAATTATGTGATATTTATGGTTCAATGCAATTTTATTATAATTAGTATCGTTTAATGAAAAAAATAAATTATATAATGGATTATACATTTGAATATTAGAAATATCAAAAGGATTATAATTATATTCTAAATCTTCTGGGCTAAATTGATAATTTTGTTCATTATAAATATGATCAATCATATTATTTTTATAATAATGTATTTGGAATTTAGAAGAATCGCTCATACTAATGTTAATATAACAAATATATATTTATTAAAATGGTTTTTTAAACTAATCTTATAATATCACTACGTTTAAGATATGATATATTAATCTAAATAATATATTATAATGACTTTAGAATTAAAAAAATTCAATATGCGTGATATTACATTTAAACCGAATGAGAATAAAGGTCCAGTGATTGTTATGATAGGAAGACGTGATACTGGTAAATCTTTTTTGGTTCGTGATTTACTATATTATCATCAAGATATTCCAATAGGAACAGTTATATCAGGAACTGAAGCTGGTAATGGATTTTATGCAGAACATGTTCCTAAATTATTTATTCATGAAGAATACAATACCGTATTAATTGAGAACATTCTGCGGCGACAAAAAACGGTGCTGAAACAAATGAAAAAAGAACTGGAAGTGTATAAAAGATGTAATATAGACCCACGTACGTTTGTAATATTAGATGATTGTTTATATGATCAATCATGGTCTCGAGATAAATTAATGAGATTGTTATTTATGAACGGCCGTCATTGGAAAATTATGTTAATTATTACGATGCAATATCCTTTGGGCATTCCTCCAAATTTAAGAACAAATATCGATTATGTATTTATTTTAAGAGAACCTTATTTAACAAATAGAAAGCGTATTTGGGAAAATTATGCAAGTATGTTTCCTACATTAGAGTCATTTTGTGCAGTTATGGATCAAACTACTGAAAATTATGAATGTTTGGTTATTAATAATAATTCAAAATCAAATAAATTACATGATCAAATTGCTTGGTATAAAGCAGAAAATCATCCACCTTTTAAGTTAGGTTCAAAAGAATTTTGGGAAATATCTAAAAATATGGGGTCAGATGATGAAGATGAAGCATATGACCCATCAAAAGGAAAAAAACGACAAGGTCCAGCTATTAATGTAAAGAAAAGTAAATGGTAATAGATTATGAAACACTATCAATATCAGACATATCATCATCTGAAAAACAATCAATAAATTGTGTTCGTGTTATAATAGGCGGAAATACTTCATCTGTTTCTGTCTCTGTATCACTTTCTGTATTATCATAAGAAGGAATTCTGATGGGTGGTTCAATTAATAGACTATTACTTATTTCATTATTACTTGTACCATTTATAATACTATCTATCAGTTCATAATTAATATCTGTAAAACGAATATGTTGTGGTATATTTTCATTTTCAAATGTATCTTCTTCTTCTTCATCATATTCTTCCTCCTCTTCATCATTATTTAAATGATATGTATGATCTAAATGACTATTCATATCATTATTAAACCAATTATCATTTCTATTTAGAGGAACAGCCTCCTTAAAATATTCTGAAGTTTTTTTTGTTTCTTTATTCAATTTAAGTAGTCTTCTTCCAAAAATAGGGTTATTATGTTTAAACTTTTTTAAAGATTCTATCCATTTATATTTTGCATTTTCTTGAATACTTAAATCTAACGTATGACGGTATTTATAATAAAGTTGAACATGGTATTTAAATGTATTATAGATTAAATCTTCAGGTACTTTCTTATTAAGTAGAATTTTACATTTTGGTAATTTAATATTAAAATCGCTTAACATTTTTTTAATTTGTTTAACAACAACAGATTTTGTATTTAATTTTAAATAATTTTCAATTAAATAATTACGTATACCTACTTCATTATCACATTGAAATTTACTCATATGAAAATTTGTCATAAAATATAGATGATATATAGTCGGTATCACAATATCATTGTGTTTAAAGAAAAAATATATATTATATAAATTGGCTTTAGAAAATGGAGAATTATCATATGGATTTTTAATTGATAAAGGGAGAGAAAACATCATATCACAATTATATAATGAAGTGTTAATTATATTTTTTAGATCAGAAATAGAAAATAAATATTTTGTGCTTTTTACATAAAGTGATAATATTCTGGGTTGTTTTTCATTAATTTTGTTATAACACAAGTCTTTATCATTTGCTATTTTTGCGGATTTAAATTTATAACGATAGACCAAATAACTTAAGGAATGATATTGTTTTTGAATTTTACAAAAGTAATTAATTAACATTTCTTTATTTTCATTATTAAGAAAAGGATTAAATAAAAACATTTTTAATATTTCAAACTTACTACAATCTTTCATGTTAATAAACAATCCAGAAGTATAATTTATAAATGGTGTATTATCATTCATTTTATTGTGAATAAATATATTATTATTAACAATATTTAGATAATCAATATTATCATTTTTATTAATTAAAGGAGTATGGTATAATAGTTTGAAAGTAGACATCTATATAAATAAGGATATACATATTTATATAGATTTAATAATATATTTAATCCGATTTTTCTTTATCATTATCATTATCGTTTAATATTTGTTTCATAAATTCTTCATTGCGTAGTTGAGTGGCTTCCGGTGTTGTCTCTTCTCTGCTATCAAAATCAACATTTTCGGTTACTCCTGATAAGTTACCTTCTTCATCAATAGTTTGTGTTAATACATTACCACTCTTTTGAGCCTTTTCAATATTTTCACGAATAGCTTGCTTCTTAGTTTCACGAACACGTTCTTCAAATTCTTTCTTTGCGAGTTCTTCGTTTTTCAATTTTTCTTGGTGAAGAGCATTAAGTTCCTCTTCCATGTGTTCAACACGTCCTGTTTTATAAGCATCCGGATCCCATGGTAACCATGTTCCAACCGGCCCAACAAAGATATCATGACTAGGGTCTTGTTCACGTAATTGCTTACTTTTATTTTCAGCTTCGTCTTGTGTACCATAAACACCTCTAATCTTTAGTCCACGAACAGACGTTTGGAAAGCATGTTCCTTATTAAATTTTTCATTTAATTTATCTTCTTCTTTATCCATAAAATTTTTATAATCATCTTCAATACCACTTTTCTGTAATTTGCTTGATTCTTCTTTAACAAATTCATTAAAATCACTGATAAGAGTATCTACTTTTAAAGAATATTTATATGCGATAAAATGAATAAATTCAAAATAACGTTCCATAGATTTAGAAAAATCCCAACGTTTAATGAATTGATCAAACAAATAAACCTCACGCTTCTTTAAAATTTTTTCGGGAGATACAAATGATAAGCATGCGAATTTTTGACCAGCAATTGGTTGGTCTTCATCGCATAAATCAATATATTTAGGATTCTTTTGTCCGTTTTCTAAAGTCTTTTTTTCAAAAGTAGACATATACTATTGTATCGTTCTATTATTTAAGTAATTTTTATATTAATAACTAATTCATATAATTTAGAAAAAAATCTGATATATAGTATATACGATGGACGGACTTTTCGATCTTAACGAATTAGTAAAACGTGCTATTAAGTACTTAATTGAAGGTTTAGCAGTTGGTATTTGTGCTATGTTAATCCCCAAGAAACCTTTATCGGTTGAAGAAGTTATGATTATTGCTTTAACAGCCGCTGCTGTTTTCAGCATCCTTGATGTTTTCATTCCTGCTATGGGGGATTCTACCAGAACCGGTGCTGGCTTCACCTTAGGTAGTTCTTTAGTTGGTGGTTTGAAATTTGCTGCATAAATTAATTAATTAAATTATATTTTTATTCTTATGAATATAATTTGATAGAATTCAACTATGAATATATCTGTTTAAAATATATATTATGGACGTTTTCTTTTACGCATTTTTGATTTTATTAATGTATTTTTTAGCAGGTATTAATAAAGCAAATGATTTTTCATCAACAGTTAAAGGGTTTCAAAATATGTTTTTCTTGAAAAAATTACCTGATTATTTCTATTATTTAACAATATTTGGTGTTGTTTTATTGGAAATATTCGCACCTATTATCATACTATTTTCTTTGTATACAAATACATATACAGAATATGCATATTATTCTAGTATAGGATTAGCATTGTTTACTGTTTTAGCAACTTTAATATATCATTTTCCTTCCAACAAAGGTCAATATTACGCTTTTATGAAAAATTTAACAGCAACCGGTTCATTAATGTTACTTTCAACCCAATTTCATTAACGTAATTATCTTATAATAATATATATGGATTATTATTTATTAATTATTTTAACCTTTGTTGTAACTGCTCTTTGGGACGTAGCATTGCGTTTTATGTCGCTTAATTATGATAAGCTACCAAAATTTTTTCAAATGGATTTCGTGGAAGATTTGATACCTTATTTTAAACATCATACTTTATTAGCAGCGGCTCTTATTGCTGGATTTGTAGGTGCTACTACGCAACCATTTATTTTATCATTAATGTCTTTTCCAAAGAATATTTTTGATATAGTTTATGTATTGAAGTTTATGATAATAACATTTATAATTAGTGCATTATATGGTTTTGTAATGAAAGGTAGTAAATTATTTCCTCATTTAGAAAAACATTATTATGATAAATTGGGTATTGCGAGAAGTATGTATACTGATGGAGTATCTGGGTTAATTGTTCAATCTACATTATTGGTAATTTATACTGTATTTACATTAGATAAGTAATTAAATTATATTTTATTATTATGAATATAATTTAAACAGTAGGGAAATATTCCCAGTCTAAATCTCCACATACCTTTTTCCATATCATATCTTGTTCTAATTGTTTTTCACGGTCTTTCATCATAGGAATATAAGGTAAATATTGGGTTTGGTCTAATAATACACATAATTGGTAAAGCGTATATGTGTAATTAAAGAAATTTGTTCGGTTAGGAGGGCAATGCACCGCCCAAGGCTTTTGGATTTCAATAAACAATACACATAATGTTTCATGTAATTCTTCATTCATGATGGGTGGTTTTACACCGAACAAAGAATTAATGTATTGAATATGTTCAAAATACTTGTTATAATTTAATTTTCGTAAAATATCACGCATTTTATCATAGTTAATTTCTTTCATATTTGTAATACGTTCTTTTTTAATTCGTGCTCTTATATTTTCAATGACTTCTTCTGGTATTTGAGTAGTTTCTTTGGCTTGAAATTGGGATAAAATTTCCTTGAAATGATTTAAACGAATATATGCAGTATACGATACTTCATTTGGGGGTTCTTTATTACTTGGTTTATTACTATCTACTATATAAGTTACAAATTTACAACATTGAAGATTATTACATATTAATACCCCTTCTTCGTCTTGTGGTATTAATTCTCCTTCATTACAATATTCACATTTATCTGCATTAATAATATAATCTTGTGGTTGTAAAGTTCCTATATTCATATTTCTCCAATATTGTTGTAAATATTGTTTAGATTGTGTATATTTTTCATTATTAATATCAGAAGATTCATTATTTGTAGATTTAATTTTGAAAAAACTATTTAATGTATCGGTATTTTGATTCACATTTATTGAATTGCCTGATATTTGTTTTTTTTGTTCAAAAAAATCAAAAATATATTTGGAATTGTCTAATAAATACCTTTTCTTTTCAAGTTTTAATTCTCGTATTTGTGATGTAATGGTTTTAATTTGATCGGAAATTTCCATATATTCACTTACCTGACCTTTTTTTAATGTTGGTATAATCGCATTTAAACGTTTTTTTTCATTAATAAGGTTCGGTATAGTTTCTTCTTTATGTTCTTGAAATTTTATTAACATAGACTGATGAGTTTCATCAATCGTATTAATTATGGTATTTTTTTTATTCATAAATATATTATAATTTAGGTTTTTATATATTTATGATGGTTAATATTAAATTAATAATTTCAAATATATATTGTGGAAAAACAAACTCGTAAAAGTGGAAAAAAATCAATATAATTAATGTTTATATGCCTACCAAATTAAACATAGATTTACCATCCAATATTAAACTAGATAAAGCAACTTATCAACGAATGATATTTATAACAAATGCTTTAGAACAAGGATGGACAATTAAAAAAAAAGAAGACTCTTATATATTTACCAAAAAACATGAAAATCGACGTGAAATATTCCAAGAAAATTATTTAGAAAGTTTTGTAAAAACGAACATTACCAATCTATAAAATTAAGTAAATTATTTAATTTTATACGTAAAGTAGAGCTAAAAATATATAAAAAATATATAAAAAATTAAAAAGCATATATCAAGTAAAAAAAGTAAAAGTTAATGCATTTAGGAAAAATAAAAAAATAATTAATTATATTTTTCTGAAATTATTTTCTTTGTAGAAGTATATAGAATAGAATTCTAAGATGGCTGGTGGACTTATGCAATTAGTCGCTTATGGCGCACAAGACGTGTTCCTTACAGGAACCCCCGAAATTACCTTCTGGAAGGTGTCTTACAGACGCCACACAAACTTCGCTATGGAAAGCATTGAACAAACTTTCTCTGGTCAAGCCGACTTCGGCCGTCGTGTTACATGCACAATCAGCCGCAACGGTGATCTTGCCTACCGTACATACCTTCAAGTCACTCTCCCCGAAATTAACCAATCATCTGCTGCTCACGCTCGTTGGTTAGACTGCCCCGGAGAACAACTCATCTCCCAAGTTGAAGTTGAAATTGGTGGCCAACGTATTGACCGTCAATATGGTGACTGGATGCACATCTGGAACCAAGTCACTCTTTCCAGCGAACAACAAGCTGGTTACTACAAGATGATTGGTAACACCACCGCTTTAACATATGTTACTGACCCTGGATATGCCGCTGTTAACGGACCTTGCGCTTCTACTGCCGGACCTGCCCAAGTCTGTGCTCCCCGCAACGCTCTTCCTGAAACCACTCTTTATGTTCCCCTTATGTTCTGGTTCTGCCGCAACCCTGGACTTGCCCTTCCCTTGATCGCTCTTCAATACCACGAAGTTAAGGTCAACATTGACTTCCGTCCTATTGGTGAATGCTTATACGCCGTTAAGGAACTTGGTGCTTCCGGAACTGCTTCCCAATCTGCTGCTGCTGCTTACCAAAGCTCCCTTGTTGCCGCATCTCTCTACGTTGATTATATCTTCCTTGATACCGATGAACGTCGCAAGATGGCACAAAACCCCCATGAATACTTGATTGAACAAGTTCAATTCACTGGTGATGAATCTGTTGGTTCTTCTTCCAACAAGATCAAGCTCAACTTCAACCACCCTTGCAAGGAACTCGTCTGGGTTGTCCAACCTGACGAACACGTTAACTACTGTGACTCTTTAATTGCTGGTAAGGTTATGTACAAGGCTCTTGGTGCCCAACCTTTCAACTACTCTGATGCCGTTGATGCTTTACCCAATGCCCTTTCTGCTTTCGCCGGAAAAGACACTCTTTCTGGTGCTACCGAATTTATTGATGGACAATTGTTTGCAGATGGACCCGGTACTAATGGTACTGAATCTGATGCTGCTGCATTCGTTCTTGCCGAAACTGCCCTCGACATGCACTGCTGGGGTGAAAACCCTGTCGTCACCGCTAAGCTCCAACTTAACGGCCAAGACCGCTTCTCTGAACGTGAAGGTTCTTACTTCGACACTGTCCAACCTTACCAACACCACACCCGTGCCCCTGATACCGGTATCAACGTTTACTCCTTCGCTCTTCGCCCTGAAGAACACCAACCTTCCGGTAGCTGCAACTTCTCCAGAATCGACAACGCTGTCCTTCAACTTGTCCTTTCTGCTAACACTGTTAAGAGCTCTAACACCGCCAAGGTTCGCGTTTACGCAGTCAACTACAACGTTCTCCGCGTAATGTCAGGCATGGCGGGCGTGGCATACAGCAATTAAGCATCTTATTAGAACTGCATTTAGCTGTTAATTATTAAAAAATTTATATAATAAAAAATTATAATTATATAAATTAATAAAACAATTCTATTATTTCTATGGTCTTATCTGGAATATTTTCAATCCAATAATCAATCTGTAATTGTAATGCAGAAATTCTAGCTTTCCATTCATCTATTTTACTTTTTGTAATTTGTAATACGCCATAACCATTCAATTTCCAACAAGATTTTATTTTTTTTCCAGAGTTATCAGTATAATCATCTGGATTGAATCGTATAAATACAATCGGTCTATGATTTAAATCTTGAGAAATTTCCATTAATCTTTTGTTTTCACAAGAACAATCATAAGTATCGTGTTTATTTTCATCTACTTCTACGATTATAATATGACTACCCAGTTCCAGTAATAAATCAGGGCGTCTTTTACTACACCCATCTTCAATTCGTTTGTCAGCTATCCAACCAAAATTTGGAAATTTTTTAATAATTCGTTCTACAATATCTCTTTCTTTGGTTTTAAAATTTCTTGAAATTTCAATATCAGGACAAAAATGAATACAACAAGGTAAACAATAACCATTGTATTTTTTAATACTTCTTGTTTCACATAAAGGTGCTTTGCACAATTCACTACCACCATGTATTTTACATCTTGAAGGTATTTTTCCACATGGACATTTTTCACAACATTTTATACAAACCACAATACTTTTACCGCAAGGACATAACTCTTTACTATTTGGATTGCATATAGGACACCGTCTTCTACGTTTATTGTGTTCACATATAGCTACGCTTCCACATTTCAAACAATCTCTTTTTTCTTTTCCACATTTGCATAATTCTGTTCCAGAACAACTTTTACATCTAGATTTTCTAAGTGGTTTATCATTATGAGTTTCATCAAAACATATTCCATTTCCTTTGCATGGAATACAGTGATATCTTCTTCCTCCATGTTCGCATAAAGGTGCTGGTCCTCCCATATTATATATATTACTATATTTTATTTTATATAATTAATAATTAATTATATAAATGCCTAAACATTTTCATTAATACAATCTTTTTTAAGTTTTTCCTTTTTATTTAAATACGCTTGTCTTGCATATTGTTGTTTTTTTTCTTTTGTAATATTAGTAATATATTTAGTCCGTTGTTGGTAATCACTAACTCTTTTTTTATGTTCTTCTTTATGACTTTCGTAGTAATTTTTGTTTTTCAATAAATATTTATCAAGTTGTAATTTTAAAGTTGTAACTTCATTTTTAAGGGCCTCGTTTTCCTCTTCTAGAAGTCTAATTTTTTCGTCTTTATCCATTGTTATATAATTATATAAAAAATATTTATATAATTAATCAGTAAATGTTTAATGATAACCAATATAATTACTTGGTTCTAATTGTAATAATATTTTTAAGTCATCATTCGTCAATTGATTAGATAATTGATTATTTATTGAATAAATAAATGTTGTATATTCATCTTTTGAAATATAATATTTACCTCGGGAATATTCTTTTACTAATTCATATGCATTTTGAATATTTTTTGATTTTAAATAACATTGAAGTGGTTCTGCTAATACAATATAATTATTTAATTCTTGTTCGATCTTATTTACATTTGGTCTAATTTTCGTAATTCCTTTTAAAATATTATTGAATGCGATTACAATATAACCAAATACAGAACCATAATTACGTATAACAGTACTATCAGTTAAATCTCGTTGCATTCGCGAAACAGGTAATTTAGAACTCATGAATTCAAGTAAACAATTCGCCAATTTTAAATTACCCTCGGCGTTTTCAAATAAAATAGGGTTTACTTTATGAGGCATTGTGCTACTCCCAACTTCAGTTTCAACCGTTTTTTGTTGAATTAAATCTTTACTAATGTATAACCAAATATCTTGGCAAAAATCGATTAAAATAGTATTGATACGTTTTAAATGATCGAATAATTTTGCGATATTATCATAATGCTCTATTTGTGTAGTATATTCTTGTCTTTTTATATTATAGATATTTAAAAAATCTATAAAAAAGTCTGTCCAATTTATATTATCATAAACAAATACATGAGCACACGAATTACCATTCGCACCTCCAAACTTTGCAAAAAACTCGTATTTTAATAAATAATGATATTCAATATCTAACCTATCAACAAAAACTAACAATTCTTTATAAAATGTGCTGGGTGTAGCTAATTGACCGTGTGTATAAGTAGGAAATGATAGGTTTTCATATGGTTCACCTAATTTATTTATTTTACGAATAATGTTACATATAAAGGGTATATATAGGTCGTGAATACAATCTTTTAATAATATCGCATAAGATACACTATTAATATCATTACTGGTCAATCCAAAATGAATAAAAGGCACTAAATTCGTCATATCCAGGTTCTTACATAACATACATTTTTTTTTGATAAAATATTCAATAGCTTTAACATCGTGATTTGTTTCTTTTTCTATTTCTTTGATTAATAAAGCATCGTCTATTGAAAAATAATCATAAATATCTCGTAAAAATTGAAAACAATATTCATTAATAAAATCGTTTAAATTATTATTTATTGATTGCAAATTAAGTATAAGTTTAATTAAATATTCAATTTCTACAAATACACGTTTTTTCATTAAAGCAACTTCTGAAAAATATTCGGATAATACAGATGTATATGACGAATATCTTCCGTCAATAGCAGATACCGCAGTTAATGATGTTTCAATAGTGGACATTATATACTATATGTGTATTATTTTATATGTTTTTAAAAATATAAAAAGAATGTGTTTATATTTTTAATGATTATTTCAAAAGATAAACAGTTTATATTTATACACATTCCAAAAAATTCAGGAACTGAAATGACAAATAATATACAAAAGGTATATAATAACTGTGAAAAAATAGATAAAGTAGATAAAACAAATGGTATTGATAAGATGCACTTATATTTAGATGTAATATCTCAATATATTGATAAAGATATTTTTAAAAATTATATTAAATTTTGTATAATAAGAAACCCTTATTATAAAATATTTTCAGCTTGGAATTATTTGAAAGAACGTTATGAATATAATAATGTTAATGATTTTATTAAATATAAATTAAATGAAGAATTTATATATGGATTTGAATTAATACCTGGAGATGCGAGAGTTCATTATAGACCACAATATACTTTTATATATGATAATAATGAAAAAAAAAATGTAGATTTTATTATAAGATATGAATATTTAAATGAAGATATTAATTTATTTAATGAAAAATATAACTTAAATATACCATTATATGGTAATAATTCACATAAAGATTATTTAAAATATTTTAATAATGAAAGCATACATAAAATTAATATACTTTATAAAAAAGATTTTGAATTATTAAATTATGAAATGATAAACAGTAATATAGATACATATTTTGATAAAATATATATTATTAATTTGGATAAAGATGTAAAAAGAAAAAGTAATATGATTAGTCAAATGGTTAAACATAACATTCATAATTATGTTTTTCAAAAAGCAACATCAGGTATTGATATAGATAAAAATGAATATATTAAAAATAAAGAATGGGCTTATCCCGGTAATAATTTTTGTAACATTAATAATAACTGTAGTTGTAGTGGTAAAGGGTATGAATTAAGTGTAAATGAAATAGCATTACATTTATCGCATTATCATATATGGAAAGATATTGTAAAAAATAATTATCAAAAGTGCTTAATATTAGAAGATGATTGTATTTTTACAGAAAATATTAACACATTTAATAATATTATATCAAATATTCCAAATAATTGGGAATTATTATACTTAGGACACAGTAAAAAAATTAATGGTTCATACGGTAATAATTCAATAATAATTAATTCAGATTTTAATAAATTATTATATGGAATAAATGAAACACATATTTATGCAATAACAAATGATTGTGCGAATATTTTGATAAATAACATGTTACCTATAAGAGCAGCTGTTGATGGATATTTAGGACATTTTATGGTAACAAAAAAAGTATTATCAAATGTTTTTGTATCTCGTAATGATTATGGAATAAATGGAAGTTTATATGGTATGATGCCATCAACTATGTCTGTTTCTAATAATATAATTAATAATAATACAGATAAAGTAAGTGTAATAATACCCACATACAATCGTTTTCAATATTTACTGAATGCTATTGAATCTGTACAAAAACAAAGTTATAAAAATATAGAAATAATAGTAATTAATGATTGTTCTACTGATAAACAATATTACAACCATGAATGGAATGATATAATAATGATACATCTCCAAAAAAATAGTAAAGATATATTTGGATATGGTTGTGCAGGATATGTACGTAATCAAGGATTAAAAGTAGCAACTGGTAAATATATAGCATTTTGTGATGATGATGATATTTGGTTTCCAAATAAATTAGAAATACAATTAAAAGCTATGAAAGAAAATAATTGTTCTATGTCTTCTACAGATGGATTTCATGATGTAGGTGAATATAATGATAATAAATCCTATAAAAAAATGAATGCAGAAGTTCATTATAATACTTTACAAAGTATTTATAAACACAAAAACTCAAAGTTATTAGAAAATGGTTTTCCAAAAATATGGGATTATCAATTTCTTCAAATTCATAATTGTATGATAACAAGTTCGGTAATTATTGAGAAAAAAATATTGGATTTAATAAATAATTTCAAAAATATGCGTCCACCAGGTGAAGATTATGAATGTTGGATGCGAGCATTACAATTTACAGATAGTGTTTATGTAGAAGATGTTTGTTTTTATTATAATGCTGAAAATTATATTAACTAAATAACATTTTTCTAGGGTTTTTCTTAATAGGTTTTTCTATTTTATAATCTTCACCTACTTCTTTTGCTTCTTTTTGTTTCTCTGGATCAATAATGTCTTCTATATTTTTTTTCCAAATTGCACCTTCACTCCAATTATTATTTATTTCTGTATTACAACTTTTAATATAACATTCGCCAATTTTTAAGAAAATTTCTACATCATTCGCATTTACAAAAAACATATTATTTTTATTATAATATTTACTAAAAAGGTTTCGTAATGTTAATATATCAGCATTATGGTAACGACATAATATTATAATAGGTTTATCATCATGGACAATTGTTAAAAATCGTTCTATTCTACGTTTGTATTTTTCTAAATTTTTATCATAATAATCTTTCCAATTAGGAACAATAGTATCTTCTTTAAATCCATCATTTATATTTACAGTAGGATAATCATGAGGAAATTGAAATCCATATTTATCAATCACTCGAGTTTTCTTTTTATTTAAATACAAATCTGTATGATAATCCGCAAAATTATTTTGAAAACAACGTGTAATAGCTGTTATAGATGATTGTACCCAATCAAATGGTAAAGCAAACTGTCTTCTGTCCAATCCACGTAAAGCACTTGCCGGAGAACAATCATATCCTATAGTTAAAAAATTATAATTATCCATTTATATTATAAAAAGATAAAATGCAAAAAAAACAAGAAAAAAAAGTCACTGGTTTTTTTTAAAATGGACATAAAATTCTTGTCCATTTTTTTATTATGGCAGACACTTTTTTTTTGAAAAAACACACTTTTTGGATTTTGCCTGAAAAAGCTTTAAAAACGAAAACAATAATTTTCATTTGTTACTGAACTTTTTTTTTATAATTTTGTCAGAAAACAATTTAGGCGAATTATTATATAGCATTATATATATAAAATGCTACATGAAAATTCTCTAAAAATTCGCCCGAAATATCATTGTGAAAAATGTGATTATTCATGCAGTAAAAAATCAGATTTTAATAAGCACATTAAAAGCAAGAAACATAATGCTACATATGAAGCTAAAAATGCTACAATTAATTCGCTAACTTGTAAATGCGGTAAAAAATATAAACATCACTCGAGTTTTTATAGGCATAAAAATATTTGTTTGTTTGAAGAAAAATTGGAAGAAAAATTGGAAGAAAATAATAATATAGATTATAAAGATATGTTTATAGAAATGATGAAAGAGAACCGAGAATTGCATAAAACTATACATGAAATAATTCCAAAGATAGGAAATACAACTAATAATACAACTAATACAACTAATAATAATCAACAATTAAATTTAAATTTATTTTTAAACGAACAGTGTAAGGATGCTCTCAATATAACGGATTTTGTTCGTTCATTAGAAGTAAATATGAATGATTTAGTTCAAACAGGTAAGTTAGGATATGTTGAAGGGATTAGTCGTATATTTGTAAAAGCATTAAAAGATATGGATGTTACAGAAAGGCCAATTCATTGTACAGATATAAAAAGAGAAATAGTCTATATAAAAGATCAAGATAAATGGGAAAAAGATGAAAATAATAAGGAAAAAATAAAGAAAACAATTAGAAATATAGAAAACAAAAATTTGAAAATGCTTCCTCAGTGGCAAGAAGACAACCCGGATTGTATGAATATGGAATCTAAAAAATCAGAAGAATTTATGGAATTATCGATAAATGCATTAGGTGGAAATGATGATAAGGACGTATCGGAAAAGAAAATAATGAAAAATATATTAAAAGAAGTGGTACTTGATAAAAATAATTTATAAAAAACAACATAAACAACATAAAGTGATTTTAATATTTAAACATATATGTCTTATACAATTTCAAATAGATTACAAACACAAAATGATTTATTATTGAATAATTTAATGGAATTTTATAATAAAAATAATAATCTTAAAAAAATAATGTGTATTATAAACGGAGAATCTAATATATCATTACGTATAGTAGATTGGTTTGTTACTAATTACGCTAAAAAATATTATACAGTATATGAATTAAAAAATGATTTTTCTGAAGAAGATGAAACATACCGTTTTAAGGTTTATAATGATTATAAATTAAAATTAAAAGCTTATTCAAAGAAGCGATTTGACCCGTTTTGTCGTTGGGAACGTATTACAGTTCCTTATGATGATGAAAAATTAATGGAAACTACTATCGGACAATTGAATTTTTTTAAATGGGCATTAGAAAATAAAATTATCGATTACATAGAAGAACATTATTCAACTATTGAAAAGGATATGAATGTTCGTAATAGTACATCAAAACGTATGTCGAAAATAGAAGATAGCAAAGATAATAAAACAAGAAAAAAGCGCGAAGAATTATCTATTTCAGCTTGTAAATGTATAAAAAAGGAGAATGTTAAAATTGTAGTAAAATTTAATTAAGTTTGGTCGACAAGATAATCAATGAAAATTTCAGAAGTTTGACTTTCAAATTTAGTTTCAGATAGATTAAATTCAGAACGACATAAAGGACATGCATTTTTACATTTGGTTGCACAATCAGAACAAATATAATGAAGACAGCTCGGTATATACATAGTTTCACCATTTAGTTCTTCGTAACATACCGGACAGTTATCCTTTTTATTTAATTCTTGATAATATTGACGAATGATTTTTTGATAATTATTTTGTTGTAATAATAATCGTTCGTCATACTGTTTTGTTCGTTCATCATAATATTGTTGTTTCTCAATATTATGAACTTTAGAATAAGTTAATTGTTTACGAAGGCGTTTAATACGAGAGTTAAAATGAAGCATAGCTATATCTGTTTCATGATGAATAGCTTGTAATGAATCTTGTAATGCATTTACTTTATCAAATAAATATTCATTCGTTTTCATTAAAACATGAGTATCATTTGAATTAGGAAATGGACGAAAATGTTTATAATAAGATACTTCAATAGCAATAGTAATATTATCGTCTTTTGAAATATCTTGTATTTTCATATAAGTATGTGGATTAGGATTATTTTTTGATTTTTTTTCATAAAGAGAAAATTGGTTATAGAAATTGTCTTTTATTATTTGAATATCAGGTAAGTTTTGCATAATGATTTCTTCATTCCAATGAATATTAATATTTTCAGTTAAGTTCAATAAATTCCCACTATTGTTAAAATTAACTTGTTCAATTGTAAATTCATTAGGAATAAAAATTTTATAGAAATATTTATTTACTGTGTTTGATATTAATGTTAAATCATATTTTAAACTATATTGGTTAAAATGCGAATAAATAGCTTTTGTGCATAAATGTTTTCGAGATTGTCTCATTATGATTAAATTGAGTTAATAATAATGATTATAAAAGAATCAATTTTTTATAATGTAATAGTATATATGGAAATAGTAGATCAAGAATTATATAATCAAATAAAAAAAAAAATATATGCAGATATTCCTCAACATAGTGCTTATCGTAGTGGTATTTTAGTTAAAAAATATAAGGATGCTTTTTCGAAAAAACATGGTTCCAAAAAACAACCATATAAAGGAAATAAAACAAAAAAGAAGGGATTAGCTAGATGGTTTGCAGAAGAATGGACAAATCAAAGAGGAGAAATAGGTTATAAATATAAAAACGATGTATACAGACCATCAAAGCGAATTACAAAGAAGACACCTACTACATTTAATGAATTAACTAATAATTCTATAAAAAAAGCACGTAGTCAAAAATATAGAAAAGGGCGTGTAAATCGTTTTACTGGAGGAAAAACTCGTAAAAATAAAGAACAATCAAAGATATATTTTGCAGATTATCCGGATTTTTTACCTAATTTAACTCCAAGAGAAATTTTTGAATTGGGTAGTTTCGGAGGAACTTATTGGAGACCAATTTATTCAAGTATAACAAAGAAAAATTATAAAAACAGACATGAGCGTTATCCTTTATCATGGTGGAAAAATATTCCAGATAATTATTTAACAAATGAAGTATGTGATATATCTATTAATAAGTATAAAGTACGAGTGGGTACATCACTTGAGTTTTGGGAAGAAAAGGGTTGGATGAATAAATTACACCCATATGGATGGGTAGAATGGTATTGTGATTTTTATCAAGGTAAACGAGGTCCCGATGATGAACGACAAATTATGCGTTGGAAAAATTTGGCTGGACCAAGAGGTCGTTTTATGCGTTTTTTAGTAACACAAATTATTCGTAAAAAATCCAATTGGAATGATGAAACTATTAGTCCAAAAATCAGACAAGTATTACAACATTGGGGATACCAATTAACAAAAAAGGATTATTTAAAAGAATTAAAACGTAGAGGATTATAATGATCTTGTTGGTTTATATTTTAAAATATCTAATATTTTACTTGTAGTTGGAAATTCATCAAAACCATATATATCTTGTAATAATAACCATTCGAATAAACCACCTGGATAAATGTATACATTATAAAACCCACATTTATGTAATTGATTATATTTGGTTTCAACTGAATTATCACTACTATTTTCGCCATAAATAATAATATTTGTTTGACTTGTGTTATAATTATTCAATAAATTATTCATGATAGTTTCTTCCTCGCTACTTATAACAGTATTTTTAATTAAACAATCCTGTTTATTTGAAGGTAATGTATTAATAAGAGTATAATTAAATTGTATAGCCTTTTGTAAATCTTCAAATGATATTTTATTATAGGTTTTATGGAATAATTGTGAGAACATGCTATTTATAATAAGAACTAAGTTTTAAATATTTTAATGTATTAAAAATAAAATAAAAAATTGAATACTATTTATATATTTATTTATATAACAAATATATAAAACATGGATCTACATCAAAATAAGTTAAGTAAGAGAGAATGGGAAACTATTGAGCAGCCAGTTTCTGAGAATGAAAAAAAAGTATTAAAAATGATAAAAGAAGGATATCATAATGTGAATATGAAATTAAATAATAAACAATCTCTATTCTCTTATATTAAAGTTGAACAAAATGAGAGTATAGAATATTATTTATTTCAAAAATATTTTGAAACCGAAATAAATAAAAATATATCCAAATATGGAACAAACATACCTAATTATGATACATTATTCACCTTTACAAAAAATCAAATAAAAAAAATGAGAAGTACAGATTCTTTACGAATTCAAAATTTGGAAAAAAATATCACTACAAATCGAAATAAAATATATGAATTTTTACTCATAGAGTTAACTAATGAATTATTACAAAGAATTCACAAAAGAAAAACAGATCATGCATTTTATTTATATACACTTCTTCAATTAAAGAAAGCATCTATTAATAATATTAATCGTTTTGTGTTGAATTATGTAGATGCTGCTATAGAATATACAAAATCATTAACTACTATTAGTAATATTATTCAAAATGCAACAGATTTTATTGAAAAAAATAAATATTTATTAGAATACGAAGATAAGGAACTATTTACTCATCAAAAAGAATTATATTGTATAATAAAATCGTCTGAAGAAGATTCATCTGAAGAAGAATTCATTCCAAAGTTAATATTTTATACAGCACCAACTGGAACTGGAAAGACGCTATCTCCGATTGGTTTATCAGAAAACAATCGTATTATCTTTGTGTGTGTAGCAAGACATATTGGTTTGGCGTTGGCTAAGTCTGCTATTTCAATGGAAAAAAAGGTGGCGTTTGCATTTGGTTGTGAAACCGCTTCAGATATTCGTTTGCATTATTATTCAGCAATTAATTATACGCGTAATAAAAAGAGTGGTAGTATAGTGAAAGTAGATAATAGTGTAGGTGATAATGTAGAAATAATGATATGTGATGTTCAATCATATATTACAGCAATGCATTATATGTTATCATTTAATAAATCTACCAAAATTATTACTTACTGGGATGAACCAACAATTACATTAGATTATGAAGAACATGATTTACATCCAATTATTCATAACAATTGGTCTGAAAACAAAATACCTACTGTAATTATGTCGTGTGCTACACTACCTACAATGGAAGAATTGCAACCAACAATACAAGATTTTCGTGTGAAATTTGAAAATGCAGATATTCATAGAATAAGTAGTTATGATTGTAAAAAATCTATACCTATTATTAATAATGAAGGATATTGTGTATTGCCTCATTATTTATATAAAGAATATGATGAATTAATCGAACATACTAATTACTGTTTATCTAATAAAACATTATTACGATATTTTGATTTGGAAGAGATTATTAAGTATATATCTTATATTAATACAGAAGGATTAGTAACAGATGAAAATTATTTAATTGATAATTATTTTGAAGATATAGTTAGTATTACGATGAATAGTTTGAAAATATATTATTTAAAATTATTATTGAATACAGTACCAGAACAATGGCCACATATTTATCAAAACATGATTTTACAAAGATATAAAAAATTTGAGAAACCATTACAAAAGATAAAAAGTATGGAACAAAATGGTTCTATTAAGACAAATGGTTTGGTTCGTACACAAAGTATTAATGTATTTAATAATATAAAACGAACATTACCAAAATCAACTGGGATATCATTAACTACTGCAGATGCATATACATTAACTGATGGACCTACTATTTTCTTGACCAATGATGTAAATAAAATTGGTTCATTTTATATAAAACAATCGAATATACCATTGACTGTTTTTGATAATATTTTAAAAAAAATTAATGAAAATAATATATTAGTAAAACGCATTGAACAATTAGAACGACAAATAGAAGCAAAGGAAAGTAAGAGTGAAGATAATAGTAGTACAAAAAGTGTTCGTGATAGTGGAAGATTATCAAAGGAATCAATGCAATGGCAGAATGAAATTGATAAAATAAGAAAGAAAATTAAGTTAATATCATTGGACGCTATTTATTTACCAAATACGAAATCGCATCAAGAATTATGGACACCTGACGGCGAAGTATATGAAAATGCATTTATATCAAATATTGGTGAGGAAAATACCAAACTAATTATGGGATTAAATATAGAGAATAATTTCAAGGTATTATTATTATTAGGAATCGGAGTATTTGTAGAAAACCCAGATGTTCAATATATGGAAATTATGAAGAAATTAGCAGATGAACAGCGGTTATTTATTATTATTGCATCTACAGATTATATTTATGGAACAAATTATCAGTTCTGTCATGGATTTATTGGAAAAGATTTGGGAAATATGACTCAACAAAAAACCATTCAATCTATGGGTAGAATTGGTCGTAATAATATACAACAAAGTTATACGGTTAGGTTCCGAGATAATAATTTAATCAATAATTTATTTCAAACACCAGAAAATAATATAGAATCAATTAATATGAGTAGGTTATTTGTAAGTGATTAGGTTGATAGATAGTTTATTATGTAAAATAATATAATTTTTTAATTGAATTATATTATTAATAAATAGATTTTTTAAAGAGCATTTTTGTAATCAACAACGTAAGGATTTGATTTTAACATATTAATCATATCAGGTTTATTGCGTTCTTCATTAATAGTTGATAAAAGTTTGCCTTCTTGACCAGCAACACGACCAATGTTAAATGAATCAGGGGTATTATAAGCCATACCTCCGGCAACTTCGCGTTTGTTATGTAACATAGTATCTCTATCTTTTTCACGAACATTTACGTCATGATTTAACATTTTCATATTACCTTTTACCATATATCCATCAATAGTGCTGGCTTTAATATCGTTATTACGTTGATTGTAATTAGCTTGATAGGAGGTTTGTTCTCTTGTTCCAGCAGCAGCACCTGCATTACCGGCGTAGAAATGATCACCAGTATCATAACGATTTGTATCAGCAACTTGATTTTCAGTAACTTGATAAGCACCTCCTAATTGATTTCGGTTTACATTCATATGAAATTTAGATTGTTCTGTTGTTTCTCTCATAGTAGTAGGTAATTTATCATTGGGATTAAAAATATAGGTTTCAGAAACTGTTTTACCAGCATTTTGGTAAGGTCTTAATGTTCCAATAGTATTTTCTTTTCTTGAAGGACGTAAAATATCCAATAAAGGAGCAACAGCAGCACCTAATCCACTACCGACAACACCAAAATAACTATCTTGTTTATTCGCAGTACGATTATTTGGATAGGCTTTTTTAGCCTTTGCTTCGTAATCATGTTCGGTAGCACCATTACGACCATTAGCATTAGCAACTGCTAAAGGATAGGCACCTAATTGTTGATTATGTGTAGGCATATATTCACCTTTAACATATGATGATTCTGTTTGGTAACCAGCTGCACCTACATAATCAGTTGTAGTTTCAGGACGATTAACATGTCTGTCTACATGAATAGCACGGAAAGGTTGTTTCTTTTCTGCACCAGTAGTAGTAAAAAAACGTTCAGGTCCAGTTTCAAATGCTCTTTCTGGTCTATTCTTTTCCATTATTCCCATATTATCACGATTACTAATAACAGGAGTATGAGACATAGCAGGACCTTCGTGACCTAACGCACTTAATCCACCGGCCTTTTGATGATTACTAGTACGTAATTCATCTACGCTTTTAGGCATCCATTGTTCACGAGACATCATACCTGAATTAAAACCATCAGAACCTTCATTAGATGGTCCTAATCCTAACCCAGGGGCAACCATTTCATCCTTAAAAGGTTTAACATTAGCCATTTTCATACTGGGATTTACACGAGAACGGAAAAAATCATTAGAATTAGGAGCACCATTAGCCCATTGTAAATTTTCACTGGGTGTAAATAATGGGGCTTGAGCATCTTTTTCAATATGTTGAGAACCAGAACCTGTATAATTATCTAAAATACCTTCATTGTAACTGGTGTTAGGATTCGCAGTAGTTACATTACTACCAAAATAAGGAGTCATATTATCATGTCTAAAGTATTCTCTAGATACCATATTTCCACTTAAAGAATAATATTGAGCATCAGAATTCTCTTTATTATTATCAGTTTGATTAAAATACTTGTCTGTATATGCTCCGGCACTACCATCATATTTATTATTAACAGTAGTTTTGTTTGTTTGATCTAATTCAATAGATTCAATAGGTTGTTCACTATTTCTTTCATGAATATTAGGAAAATTACGATTAGGTACATTTGTATTAGGTAACTTAGTTTGATTTTCAAAATTTTCTTCATTATTTTTTTTTTGATTAGAGACTACATAAAATAATCCTAATGCTACTCCAGGTATAGCTAATTCCATAATATATTATATAATTATAATATTCTTATATAATATTTTGAGTAAATTACATCATTTCATTTCTATATAATGTTCCAGGGCAAATATTACCATTATTCATACATATAGAATGATTTGTTAAATAATAATCATTTACATTATTAACCATGGGTATCGTTGGTTTGTGATTGTCTTTTTCTAACATACGCGAGTCAACGTTATGTTCAAATTTAATTTCAGAATCGGTTAATTGTTTTTTATAAGGATATTCCCATCGGGTTTGTTCTAAATCTTTATACATCCAAGCAGGATGGCTAGCTCTACTTTCATCAACAATAGGTTGTTGATTCTTATAATATTTTTGTGTTGAATGAGCTTTATTACGTTGATAATCATTCTTAGTTAAATGATCACGATTAGTAGGTCTGGTCATACCGAGAAGGTCGCTTTCTAAATTAATCGTGTTTGTTCTTAAATTAGATCCCCATTTTTGTAATCTTAATTGAGGGTCTTCAAAAAAAGGTAAATCAACACCTTGACCAGGTGTATTCAGCATATAATTGCAACCAGTTATGCTTTCTTCTACCTGTTTTTTTATTCTGTTAGGGTCATCGTGAAATCGGGTAAAGGACATTTTCTTTAAACTAATATATAATACGAAAAAAACATGGTTAAATAGTTATAGAAATAATAAAACAGCCTAAATCATTCTTTTACGTTTTGCTAATATAGGATAATGAATTTCATCATTTGGGTTTTTGAAAAAGGTTTCATCTTTTAAAATTACAGAACCTTCTTGTTTTCTAATAATAGACCAAATACTTTGATCGTGACGATGTTCATTAAATGATGGATGATTTTGTGATATAGATGGATTATTATTAATAATATTATAATTACAACATGCATTATACCATTTATTTACCATATTTACATTACGTTCTGTTTTCCTAATAATAAATATTCCACCAACTAATTGTTTAGTAGTCATAATATTCACTGCATTTAAATGTTGTATTGTATCCATTTTTGTCCATTCATATTCCTTCCCAGATAATTCAAATGATAATAAACCGTAATCATTATTTTTTACAATATTAACGTATTGTTTAAAACGATTAATTGCTGTTGGATTATTATTTAATACACACCCTGCATCTATATAACATAATATTTCATTATCATTCATTAGTTCAAGTTGTTTTTTTACAACATAAGGTTTCCATAACCAATAACCATATCCAAAAGGATTATTTTCCATAAAATCTTTATGTTGTTCCCAATATTCTGTATTATTTTTTAAATAATCATCTTTTAATCCGATTATATCAGTAAATACATTCATTTGTTTAGCTTCATCACATATTTGGTCAACTGTTTTGTGATAATTTACGGTCGGACCTCCAAATGTTAAGAATGTTAATTTATCAGGTAAAGCAAGTATTTTGTGTATTGTAGGGAAAAATCCAAGTTGGTTTAATATTTTATTTTTCTCTTTACGAATAATATCTATTCTTTGAGACCACCAATCTTCTTTAATTGCTTGAATAATTATCTGTTTACTTTTTTCAAAGTCATTTAAATCTAATTGTACAAATGCTTCTGGATGAATGTAATCAGTTAAATTTGGACAACCCCAATAAAAACATAAACATTCACATAAAATTGGTTCCCATATTTTTTCAGTAGCATAATTTGTTTCTTGGTTATTTTCAGTCATGAAATAATATTTATGAGGCATTAGAACGTTATATGGTTCATCATTTGGTAAAGGACCTTTATAATTATTAAAATTATGAAAATTTTCTTTACCATATACATTCATGATTCTTTCATCTTGTATATGTTTAATAAATTGAATACGATTTTTATGTCCTTCAAAGTAATTTTTATAACTAACTATGGAAGCTACTTTATCTAAGTATTTGGTTTGTTGATTTACTAATCTTTCATATGGTATATTTAACCTCCATTGAACAGCATTTAAATTATTTCTTGTATGAACATATAAAAAATCTTTTGGATCTGGTTTTGCCCATTTCCCCCAAGTATGAGTTCCATATGGATTATTTATAGCTTCAGGTTCTAATGTAAATACCAAGGTTTTTAATGGGTCATAAAAAACATCATTTGTTTTTGGTTGATTGATAATTATATAGTAATCAATATTTATATCACTACATGTAATTTCGATATCTTTATATTGATATGATTTATCGGGTATCATATAATTAAATTCATCTACTAAAGCCTGTTGTGTATCCCAAAAATTTCCAATCATTTTAATTCTTTTTACATTTGGGTCCTTTACAAAAAGTTTATTATAATATTCTTTTTTAATATAAATACCATCATTACGATTGAAATATTCAGAACCCTTTAATTGGGTAACTTTACTTTTTGTAAATCCTAATGTATTCATCGCAACACAATTTTTATTTTGTAATACATTTGTTAATGCATTCGTTATATTTTTTATATCTATTCGTTGAACATCATTACCTATTTCATCTTTTCCTTGAATAAATACAAACTCGTCTTTAATATTACTTCTTGTAAATATTTCTTTTTTATCACGATGAATATCTGTTTTTAATAAACATTCTTCCTTCATTAAATCAAAACCACCTTGATAAAAGGGATGATTAAAATAATCTAGCATAGTTATTTTTCTTTCTCTTTCTAACATTAATAACCACATATCTAATGGTTCTTTCATGAAAAATGTTTTATTTTGGTTAATTATATTGATTATTTTTTTAGCACCTTGTTCACTTATAATATAAGCAGCTGTAGTACGATATAATGGTGTATTAAATATATCATTCTGATAACAATAGTTTCTTTTATAAAAATGTTGATGAATAGGAATAAATGTTGTATTGATTTCTTTATCAGTAATTTTATGAACATCCATATAACAATTACTATTAATTCCATAATTAGGAGTCCATTGACCACCTACAAAAATAATATCCCATGGTTCTTTAATGTTGTTTATTTCAGAAAATACTTTTTTAATTTCATTATATGTAGTGTTATTTACCATAATATCATCTTCTAAAATTAATGTAGGTTCTTTTATATTATTCCATAATAAATAATGACTTAATTTACAACCCATTTCACCAGGTATTATATGTTGATCTTCTATAACATTATACAAATCATCAAAATTGGAATAATTATTTAATTTAGAACCATCAATCGCTGAAAATCGTTCAAAATTAAAGACTAGGTTTGATTTACAATAAGATAAACGGTCTGGACGTCTATCAAGATTTATCAAATAGCTAGGAAATTCAGATTTATTTGTAAACTGTTCTTCTTTATTTAATTCATATGCATTTTTTTTGGAAGTTTTTCCTATTTCACTTGTTAAACGACCAATATGTTGATTTGTAATTGTATTAAAAAAAGCGGATTTATATCCTTTTTCGTTCCATTTATCTGCATAATCTCTTTCAAAGAATTGGTTACTTGAATTGTAATTACCTAATTCGAGTACCATTTTCGTTTCAATTAATGATGGACGGAAGCTATAGTACGGCCAATAATGATTATTACTATAAGGGAAATTACCTATTTTATGGTCATGTAAAACAAAATCATTTGAATATTTTGTATGACCTTGAATATTATAATTTAATATAGTTTCTGCATAATTACGATTAAATAGTATTTGTTTTACATTTTGGTTATGTAATTCATTTAATCCGCGTATAGCTGTTTCAATATAATTCATTTTTTGATGAAATAAAAAATCATCTTCCATGTGTATCCAGTATTGTGGTTTTAATTCATTTAATTTATTCCAAATTATATTCATACTTTCACGATGTCCTTTTTCTGTTGGACCTTTCATATAATAATCTATCCAATCATATTGTTTTAACATATTTTGTCTATCATTTTCGCTTGAATTATCATCTACACAAAACCAATAATCTATTTGATTTACATCGTTCCAATTATTTAATATTGAATTGATAGTTTCTTGAAATAAGTCATATCTCTTACAAGTAGTGAAAGTAATCATTACACGAGGTGTTTTGGATTGAATATGTTTATAATTTTGATAGGCAGTTAATGATTTTCTATTTTGTTCAAAAAGATAATTCCATGTTGTTATCATTTCATTAGGTATAATAATAGATTGTTTTGCAAATTCAGATAATTGTTTATTAACAGCATAAAAAATATGAATTTTATCAGAGTCGTTTTCATAATATTGTTTGTAAAAAGTAATATTTTCAATGGTTTTTATAATTTTATTTTTGTCCACTAATAATTTTTCAAGTATATTTTTTTTAATACATATATATCCATTTTCATGATCATTTGCATAAAATGCTGAAATAGAATTATAATACTCTAATAATCCATTGTAAAAAGTAGTATAAACAAATAATTTATTTGAAAAATCCTTTTTATAGTTTTTAAAACGATGATAAAATAAATTAACAATTACATGTTCTCCTTTATTTGAATAATGTTCCATTGCCTTGATTACACTTTCCATACGGGTGGAATCATGTGTGATTGCTTTTAACAAATATTTAATTTCATTATCTGGTTGTTGTAATCCATGATATAATTCTGCTATCATTAAACATGAATAATATAATTCTTGTTCCCAACCACCGAATGTTAATCGTTTTTCATACCATTCAATTGCATCATTACGATATTGCGGACCAGCATCTTTATATGATTGTCCACAGTAAAAGCTATATCGTTTTGCTAGATATGGATTATTATTTTTCATTTCGTCTTCAAAGCCTTTTTTCAAAATAGTTGCATCGTTTAAATATTTGTTTTTATTTTTATTTCTACTACCATCTCGACCAGAATCAATATAATAATCACCATCAATTTCTATAGGAAGTGAAACCTGTTCTAATTCATGTAAATATTCATGTAAAACACCTACATAACACCATTTTTTACGATTGTTGATTAACAATGGACGATAATAGCTAAAATCTTTACCAAATTTTAAATGATAATAATCAGATGTAAATATTTTTGGTAAAGGTATTGTTCCTGTTATTTTATCATCCGCATCAAATATTAATAAATAATCTGTTTTGTTATACGCTTTTTGTAATGCTATACTACGATTATGACCAAAATTTTCCCATTTATCATGAGATATTTCACCATTTATTTTTTTGTTATGAAAAAAATTGGTAATCAATTCAACAGTATTATCTGTTGAACCAGTATCAGATATAACCCAATAATCAAAATTAAATAATGAACAAAGGTTCTCTAATGTAGCTATTATTACATGAGATTCATCTTTAACAATCATATTTAAACATATTGTCGGATTTTCCATTAATAATCATTTTTAATTATATTTATATAGATTTTTCTTCTATAAAGTTTATTTTTTTATTTTTACAACAACTATACGTTTTACGATGCCATTGTGTAATGCCGTAATTATTAATCCCTTCTAAATGGTGTTTTGTTCCATATCCCATATTCTTATTTAAGCAATACCATTCTGTTAAAATTGGATACGTTTCACATAGTTCTTGAATATAAGTGTCTCGAGCATCTTTAGCTAATATACTGGCTGCAGCAATGCCCATGTATTTACCATCTCCTTGTTCAATTGTGGTATGGGGTAATTCAGTTAATGATTGTTTATTTTCATCAAAATACATATAAGGTTTAAAGTAATTTCCATCAATAACAGCCTGGATATTTTTACCAGTAATGTCTTCTTTGTTTTCTTCACATATTTCTTTAATATCAGTTAAACTATCCTTTATACACATATGCATGCCTTTTACTGTGGCTTTTAAAATATTTATTTCGTCAATCGTATTTGCGTCAATATATGAAATATTATAAGACAAAGCATTTTCTTTAATATAATTCGCAACTGTTTTTAGTTTTTTCTTTGAAGAGAATTTTTTACTATCTTTAATATCAGTTCCATCGAAATATTCAGGTTGTTTAGGTAAAATTACACTCGCAATATAAACTCTACCCATTAAGCATCCACGCCCAGCTTCATCTATACATATTTCATAATCATTGTCGGGATTATAAAAGCGTTCTAATAAAATCTTATTTTTCATTCTATTTTAGTATATACTATTTATTAAAATCTTATTCAATTTTTTTCCTTCTATATATTATATTTAATGCCGTTTAAATTAACACGAAGTACTATATTTTTATTGTTAATTGGAATATTAGTTGTGCTATATTTAATTAATAATTTTAAAGAAGGACATGAAAATATGGGTTGCCCTGCACCTGAAAGTGAAGATGTTCTTGATTTAATTATACCAGAATATTCAGCTGATAAAAGATTACATGAATTAGAAAATGGATTATATCTTGATCATAGCAATGGTAACTTATTAGAAGTGCATTCTGAAATTGATTCTGGTGATGGTTCTACTGATTCTACTGGTGGTTCTACTGATTCTACTGGTGGTTCTACTGATTCTACTGGTGGTTCTACTGATTCTACTGGTGGTTCTACTGATTCTACTGGTGGTTCTACTGATTCTACTGGTGGTTCTACTGATTCTACTGGT